AGTGGCCCCATAACGCCATTAAAGGCCTTGCCTAAAGCTTCAGAGACACTGCCCAAATCTTTAGAAGTTCCGGCTGATATATCTAGCGCAAGGTTCAACAGGCTTTGAGCTTGTGTTACATCGCCTGTAGCCCTGACCAGATTGCCCAAGGCTGGGCGCAGTTGGTCATCGGCAACAGATACTGCAAAAGAAGTTTTAGTAATAAACGCCTCAATAGAGTCGACTTGTTTGTCGGTTGCACCAGTGACATTTTGAAGTGTTGTGGCTAAAGCCGTAGCCGATTTTTCATCTTCAGCAAACGCTTTTACTGCATCAAACGCCGCATAGGTCAAAGCACCTAAAGCAGCAGCTGCAGGCAAAGCTGCTTTTTGTAAAACAAATTGGGCTTTTTGTCCTGCTGTTTCTAGTTTCTGAAATTCTCTAACTGCTTTGTCAATGCCTTTTGCGTTGAATTCTGAAACTATGGGAATGGAAATAGCCATCAGATCACCTTCATATTTTTGTTGACGCTGGCCATAATTTCTTCAATCAACTTACGCATGTTTGCTTGCAATTCGTCATCGGCACGTTCGTATGACTTCCACATGACACGGCTAGGGCTACCAAACCTGGCGCCCAATACGGTAATCATTTGCTCGCCACGTTGTGTTTTGGCACGGCCTGACAAGTCGAATAATGCGGCGCTTTTGCTGTTCCATTTCAAACCAAAAGTGTTGGCTTTGGTTTTCTTACCTGACACCCACGGCTTAATCAGTTTGGCTTGTTTGGCACCGTCCCACGGCAACAACGCTGTTGCTTCATCTTGCGCCCTACTAAAAAAGTCACGCTGGGTGCCACGGCCTACAAGGCGTGAAGTCTGTCCTTTGGCTTGTGCTGCAGCTTGTCCACCAACGCTGTAGCTACGCTTCCACCCAGACATTGGGGGGCTAGTCGGCAAATGGGCTTGTGCGTCTTTAACAATCGGGGCAACAATGGCGGCGTACTGCCTAGTGATTTCACGGCGGTAAGTTTTGTCAACACCGTTCAAGTAGGCCAGCGCTTCTTTAACCCCAGTCACTTCTATTGTTGCGCTAACGCCCATGGTTACTTTCGGCTTTCGTTGATGACCTTTATGACTGTCGCTAAGTCGTTGGTATCAAACTCTACTTGTTGTGGCCAGTACCCTGTCGCTACTAGAACTTGCGCTAGTGCGTATCGGTAGGTACTGGCAAAGTAGGGCGGTCTGTGTCCTGATTAACTACTTCGAGCACCACCAGCTTCTTTATGAAGTCATCTAGCACCACCGGCACAACAACGTTGTGTTGTTGACATGCCTGGTGGGCTAGATATGCCAAATCTTCAATGCCGATACCGCTGGCCATGTCGCTGGCTTTGCGTTTAAATTTGCGTTCCCACGAAACAATGGTGAAAAGGTTGGTGCTTACTTCTACAGGGCCATCGCCCTGATCGACTCTAAGTGTTAGTTGCATTGTCGGGCCTTTGCTGTTGTGGTTATGTCAGGAAACAACGGTGGAAAGAACGCCACCTTGAAAAGTAATTGAGATGGTGCTGAGTTCGCCCATGGTTGCGTCGATCACTGGTAATTCGGCTAGGAACGCACCTACCAGTTCAAAACGGGGAGTTGTGGCACTAGCAGTGGTCAAAGCGGCGTCAGTAGTCGCAACCTTTACTGTCGTGGTAGTGCCAACAAGAGCTGCAAGAGTTGCGTATGTTTCGGTGGCCGCATAAGACATGTACAGCTCTAGCGTAATTTCCTGATTGAAAAGACCAGACACAAAGACACGGGAAGTCCCACCAAAGGCTGTGGCTTCTAAGGCGTCAACACGATTGGTGACGGTGGCGCTGGTGCACTGGTTGGTCAAGTTGACCGAGTTAATCATTACGCCAGGATTGCTGAGATAAGTGCTTGTCGACATTTTGGTTTAATCCTTTTTTGCTGGTGCTTTAGTTTTAGCAGATTTTGGGGCTGGGCTGTCGCTAGGCACTTCGTCAGATTCAATGAACCCGTGCGCTAGTAACGCTTCAATGTTCGTGCCGGCACCAGGCACAAATTCTTCGCCTACGGTGCCGATCTTGTCGCTGACAATTGTGTATTTCATAGTTGAGTTTCCTTAATCTGTTTGGGCTTGCATGTCAATGGATAAGTCATAAGCTGCAAAAGTTTGACCACCAACAGGTATGTAACCAGGGCGCCCAGATTTCACGGCGACATTCTTTGCTAGAACCTTCGCACACATGCTTAAAACGTTGCGTAAGCCGTCAAGATTGCCTGGCCCTAGTGTTACTACTTTTACCGAAAAATTCATGGTGACGATGTTGTAGTTAAAGGCGTCAAAGCTGGGTGCGTCAATAAACACGCACGGTGGGTTGATCTTCTCAGGGTCAAACACCACACGCAAACCTGTGATGGTTGCCAGCGTTGTCGCCAGGTCATCTATGGCTTCATTGAACAGGTCGGTGTAAACAGTCATCACGCAACCGCAGGCCGTGGGATACCGGCTAACTGTTTGATTAACGGCGACAGGCCTGACACTGCAGCTGTGCCCATGTCGCTAAAACTTGCGAATTGGTCTATGGCGCCACGTTGTCTGTAAATCGAGCCACCCATCATAATCGTGGCTAGTTCTACATCGGCACTGGGGACAACGGTCAATTGGTCGGTGTAGCCCGACTCTTGACGCCTACGAAAAATGAAGTTGTTGGCGCTGTTAGCACACTGAGTCAAGAAAGCCGTTTCGTCAACACCAGCCAAAGCAATGCCTAGCCAGGTGCCAATTTGTGTGCCGGTAATCCATGTACAAGTTTCGGTAAAAGTCAGGGTGCCAGGTGGAATAGCGGCGCTACGGTTGAGATCGTCGCCTGCATCGTAAAACAACACCTGATTTTGAATCGGTATTGCGTAGTCGAATGTGAGATCACCGCTACTGGTGACACCAGTAAACAAGTATGGGGGCAAGTCGTAAACCGTGTGTGTGCCGTTCAGGCCGTGACCTAAACCTGCAAGGGTGAACGATTGACCCAAACCCAGTTCGGGTTCCGTCAGCGTTTGAACGACTGCGTAATCGTCCAAACGCTGGTGGAAAATAACAGAATAAACAGCCATGGGCGGCTAACCGCCTTTCGACTAAGCCTGGGTGATTTTGCGAATCATGCTTGAGTTAGCTGCAAAGGTTGCGGCGTAACCGAACATGCTCATGGTGCGTGAAATGGTGCTGGGGTTTTCAACCGAAAGCAGGCCACGGTCTTGGCGGTAAATTTCGTATGCGTTGCTGTTGAAAATGACCATGGTCTTTGCGGCAAAGTTGTTGTCAACGACGATTTGCAATCCAAGTGGGTTGGCGTTTTGGAAAGCGTTAATGCCACCGTTACCGATTGCGTTAAACGCATTGAGGCCACCGCCCGTGTAACCAAAGATCGGGCGCTTCTGGTCGTCCGTGAGCTGCATCATCAAACCCCAGGTGGTTGGGTCGACAGCAATATGGGTTGGCAAGAAGTTGGTGGCGGCAACTGTGGTGACTGCACAGTCGTAGATTGACTTAAGCAGGTCGGCCACGGTCAAGTCCCAAACACCATCAGAAGAAGCTGCAGTGACAAGGTTGTCGCAAGCAAAGTTGTCGATTGCTCGCAAGTACTGACCAGCAAGGTCTTGCATGATCACTGCCATAGCGGCAGGATCGGTGAAGTCCACCGTCTGGTATGACAAGGTGGTCGCACCGGCGAAACTTTTCTTTGTGACGGTGTTGGCGGCAATCACGCTGGTGGTTGCTGACACTGCGTCAAACTGTGCGGCCTGCTCTGCAACAGTCGGGTGAGTTGTCCATGTTGGGCGAATGAACGTGGCACCAGTTCCGCCACCAGGCATTGCCCTTGTCCCGACGGCTGTCAACAGCGGCGAGATGTAGTTGATATCCGCAAAAACTGGGCCGAGCAACGGAAGGGGCACAATACCGCCCACATTGGTGCTCGTTACATCGCCAGCGGCCGCTTCAATCGGCGACTTGTGGTAGGCACGGTAATCTTCCCAAACCTTGTTGGCGTTAGCGGCTTCGATACCGCCCTTGTGGATTGCGGCCATGAATTCAAAGGCGCTAGGCAGGCGTGGTTCACGCTTTGCCTGGGCAAAAATTGGTGCCGTGGGAATTACGGTTTCTTCAACAACTGCGGGGCTGGTTTCCATTTTAGGTTCTTCCTTTGGTTCTTCGACTTGTGGCGCTTCCGCCGCTACTTGACTGATCGTAGCACCAGCAAAAGCAGGCGTGGGGACAAGGGAAAGCTCTACCCAGTCAGCCGCCAAAATTGTCATGTTGCCTTCATCGTCGTACTTAAATTCTGTGGGGTTGACACCAACTGAAACGCTGTCAATGACACCGTCAGCTGCGAGCACTAAAGCTTCGTCACCGGCACGTGTGTTTGACACTTTGGCTGTGAAGTACATGGCTTCAGGGCTGTCGACTCGTTCTGCAACCAAACCAACGGGCTGGGTTGAATCGTGGTACATGTAAAGGCGTGGTGCTTTGCCTTCAACGGGCAAACTGCCTGGTGCGAATTGCACGGTGGTGCCATCGCTGACAGTTGCGAAAGTGTTGTAAGGCACTGCAATGCCAGTGATGGTACGGCGTTCTTCACCGTCTGGGCCTGCAGCTTCTACAGCAAATGTGTTTGAAGTAAATCGAATCATGCCAAATCTTCCTGTGTGTTTTCTTGTGGTTCTGTTTCTTCAGTCATGGGTTCCATGACTGCGTACTCTTCTTTTTCTGTTTCTAAAAAGTCGTCGGTATCCCAACAAACATAGGTGCCACGGGGCAACTGTTGTGACAAGGCGGCCACGATTGCTTCGGCATACATTGACAGGCCGAAAGTCCACAAGTCCGACTTAGCGCCAGCACTATTTGTGTAGGCATAACTACCTGTTGAAATACCCAACAAATACGGGGGCACATTGCACAAATTAGCGATTTCACGACTCTGGTAATTAGCGGCGTCAATCAACAACATTTTGTCAGGTGTTGCGTTGGTTTCTGTGTATGTCAAAAATTCGTTTAGTGCAGCTGTCTGATTGGTTGCACGTGCCTGGTTAAACGCTTCGGCCAGTGCGGCAAGTTCAGTTGCAGACAAAGGCTCGCCGCCAGTTTGTTTAAGGACGCCGGCCGGAATCGCGCTTGAGCTATTCCTGTACCTTGCCTCTTCAAGCTTTAGTGACGTAGCGATGGTTTGCTCTGACATGTAAATCATGCCTTGTGTTGGGCTGAAAATTTGCACAACATCTTTGGGGTCTATGGCGCCACCGTTGAAATAGATTTCTTTGGATTTACCAAACCATACGGGTGGGTTTGCGTCGGGCGTTGTAATTGAACCTTGAGGCAAACGGGTGGCGCTAGCCATGTAACCGTCTTTTGTGCGACTAGTAATGTAGAGATAGCAACGACCAAAAAAGAAAAGATCGTCAAAGATCCATGGAAATAGGAAGTTGTTTGGCATTTCGGGGTCAAGTTGTCGAAGCCACGAACGGGGCGCCAATGGCACTTCTTCCATTTCGCCTTCGGTTTCGTTCCACCGTTCGGTGTACATCTTTAGTTTCATGCTTGCCAGGACTGAAGCCATCAAGTCACGGCTTCGACTAATGGCGGCCACGGACATTGCACGGTTCCGCATGACGCCTGCCTGGTATGACCACCAGTCACCAATAAGGTTTGGGCCTGCAACTTGCGACGAATAGTAAGCACCACCAACTGCAGCTGCTTGCACGGTTGGTTCAGACTGGGGCGAAATCTGCGCTTTGTTTACTTTGTTACTTGTAAATAATCCCATGGTGTTTTCCTATCGGGGGGTGTCCCTGCCCTGCCCGACGCAGGACAGGGACTAGACAAACATTAGCGTGGCAACGGTTCACGGTGTCCTAGACACGGCAAACATGGGTTTGCCAACAACCTTTGGCCGTGAACTTTCGGCGATCGCCCACGCCATGCACCGGCACAGCTCTATTGGGCCTGGGGACTTTTGCGAGCTAAGAACAACACCGCCACCAGTTTTGGTTAGCACTGCACGGTTGACATGTTCCGCCAAAGCTAGTTCGCCACGGTGTCGCACTTTGCCTTCCACAATCATTTTTTGAATCAGGCCCGAATACTTTAACAGTTCGCCGTAACCAATGACGCTACTTCGACGTTCCAAACTTTTTGGCAAATGCAAATGCAGGGCTGGCGTAATGACCAGACTGGTGGCCGTGTCTGCCATGACCCGTTCTACTTCTTCCCACATGGCGTCTTCGGTATCCACCATGAATTCAACACAAACATGGGCTTTGGATTCAAGCACTGATGATCTGACGCCCACATAACGCCCGTCTGTTAGATCGGTGTCAACTGCCAACACGCCACCTGGTGGCATAGGTTGGTCAGTCTTTTGTTTGTCCCAAACGCCAGGCTGAAGCCAGGCACCACGGGCCGAAACCCACATGTTCAAGTGGGCACGTAGAAAACTGTCCTTTTTGCTGACAGCCCGTAGAGCTTCAATGGTCACGGTTTGCCCCATCGCTGGGTTGGCCATTTCCCAATTGCTTTCTAAACGGGGATCACTGCCTGGCTTCATGCTGTATTCAGCGAAATACAAACTGCCAGTTGTGCCGGTATCTATCTCACTGATCGCCTGTTCTCTAAACGCGATCATGCAATCACTGCTTTCATCGCCAGCCGTTGACCACATGCTGAGTAGTGGGCCACCGTTACCCCTGGCGATTTGGCTGGGCCTTAATGCTTCGTCGACTACAGCTGCCGAAATATTCCACAATTCGTCGATCAAAATACAGTCGTAACTACCGCCGTGCAGGTTCGGTGTGGCAGCTCTAACTTCCCACGTGGAACCGTCAGGCATTTTTACAGACTTACGGCCCATAGCGTTGGCGGCCTTACCGCCAAATTTGTCAACAAGTATTGGGGCAATGAAACCGAATATGGCTTCGGCACGATCAAGTTTGTTAGCCACCGAAAGCACCGCCTGGGGCTTGCCACGAAACGCCGCCAGGTCAGTAATCCACCAACCAATCAGTGCTTGCAATGCAACAGACTTGCCCTGCTGTCTAGCCGTAGATACCAGAGATTCACGAAACTGCAGGTTGCCTAAACCGTCATGGGACAGCTGACCATTCAACACATGCTTTTGCCATGGCATTAGTTCAATGCCCATATGCAAAGTAGCCCACTGGGAAATCCCCTCCCCAAAACTGTGCTGATTCAAGCCAACCGTTTCGAGTCGTGGTAAATGCTTTTCAAGCACGGCCAGTTCGGGCTGGTTACCGCCAGTTTCGCCCAAAATGTTTTTGGAGCATGGGGTCGGGTCTTTTCCCCCTC